CTAAAGGCTCTGGTCCTGACGCACGACCACCGAAGGTTTTGAGTCTTGCTCCGGCCTGGCGTATCTTATCTGTGTTCCACTTAGGAATCTTACCTGCGTACAGCATAGCAATCAACTCACGGAACGCCGAAGCCCAACCAATCTTACTGTCAGCTACAACAATCGTGGTGTCTGTTACGTGAAAGCTCTCAGCAATCTCAGGTAGTTTATTAATAAAGTTACGCTCAACGCTAAAGCCTACACCAGTACCACACATAAGCACATACATTAGCTCGTCAAAAGATCGTGGCGAGTCTATGTGCAGGTAACTACAGTTGAATCCTGCTACGTTATCTTTGTCTAGTGCTTTACCTGCTGTCATCATGCAGCGCATAGAGGGCATAACCTCTAGGTTGTGGATAGCATCGTATAGCTTCTGTCCTTCCTTAACTGTAATCTGCTCACGATCTCTCCAGAACTGCACATAGCGGAAGACTGTTTCGCTCCACGTTTCTCTGCGGTTATGCTCAGGTATCCACCGTGCGTAGCGGCTCTTGTGTATAAACTGTTGGTACTGATCCATCAATTATTCTCCTTGGTTACAATGTCTGTTAATAATGCGAGATACCACATAGCTTTCTGTAAATCTTCTACCTGTTTACCTTTGTAGTCATAGCGCCACAGGTACTTCAGACAGTTGCCTTTAAGATAACCCTTGAAAGCTACAGAGGACATAGACTCTTCAATGGCTTCAATGCACTCAATGTTTCCTGTGTTGTAGTGCGTGGGGCTGTTAACAACATCTTCTTCCTCATGGGATTCTTGCATAGCTAAGTCTACCCACTTGCTGAATACTAAATTTTCAGGGTCGTCTGCTCTTTTATTTCGGGGTTGTGTATTACGAACTCGATCCCATTCTTCTGGGGTTACGTCATTTAATCGTCTGGTCATGGTCTTCCTCAATATCAAAGTTAGTTGGGGGTTCTTTGCGCTTAGATTCTTTCAACTTAGAAGCCGAAGTAATCTTCTTAAACTTCTTCTTCCTTACAAACCTATCACGCCTTTCGTCTTTACGGCTAATGTCAGTCAAAACTTTCTCGCTTCTTAGGGTTGATCCAAGTGTCAGGGATACTATCTTCGCTAAACCACCTGAAGTTGTTAGCACTTGCCCATTCTCCGTGGCTTCTTTTAGTGCCATCCTTTCTACGTTTGGCTTGAGGCATTGGCGCACTGGGGTTAGCAAAAAGAAACACTAACTCAGTATCTTCAGGCAATGTCTTACTGATCCATATGTACTTACTGAACTCAGCGTAGTCCCAGAACCTACCTTTAGCTTCAAGCAAAATCTTCTTGCCTTCAATCACCCGTAAAAAATCAGGGTGATAGTTATGCGAAACGGTATAGGGAACTTTGTCAGTGTGGAAACTCCAGTTGTCTAAGATACCGCTGTGTAACTCGTACTCCCAGTTGGAGTCATAGCCTTTAACAAGATCCTTCTCTACTGGACGCTTGACTCGTGGTTTCCTGTATCCTTTCTTTATCTTGTTCAATGTGTGGTTGCCTCTCTGCGCTCTAGCTCTGCATCTATTAACAACCGAAGGTCACTAAGAAACTCCTCGTCTATATCTATAATAGAGTTGCCTGAGATACCTGCGTTGTAAAGGTAACTGCCTGTAGCTATGATCATCTGCTCTATGTTCATCGGGATGTCTTCCATTGAATGTCCTCCAAAGTAATCTCTTCTATAGAACGATCAGGAAAGATAGCAAGCAGTTGATTAATCTTATTAACTATCCACTTAGGGTGGTATGCATTAAGGTGCATGGTTCGTTGTGCCATGAAATGAGTCTGAGTAGGCATAAAGTCTGTATAGTTCTCAGTAGTTATCTTCTGTCCTTCCTCTTCGCTAAGTAAAGTTCGTAGCCAGTTGACTATTATAACTCCTGAATGTTTTCTAATTCGCTTAGCTTTTCTTCCGTTCATAGTAGCTCCTCTACCTTGGGTTCAACTACAACCTCTGTTAAATAAGTAAATCCATTTGAGTATTTAAAAGTGCGTAAACCTTGACCATCGTTAGAGTCTTTGTAACAGTCGTGTTTATACTTACACCAGTTACAACCCTTAGCAAGTTTCATGTTACCTTTCTTGCCATCAGGGATGGGATTATAGCACAGTTCGGGTGGCGTGTCAAGCTCTAGCGCGGGTAAAAGATTACTGATAGAGGCTTTAATGTTAGGCTTATCAAGATCATCAGGCACATACATGCATAGCTCACCGCTCTCTTTGTTTAACACCAAGAAGCCGCCGTTATCTGTACCCTCTGCGGCCTCGTACCCTGCAAGCTGACCCAAGTATCCGAAGGGATCGTCTTGAGATAAGCGCCCGTCCCTGAACTTGTTGAACGCAAAGCGTGAAGCTGTCTTAACGTCCACTACTTCGCCGTTAATCTTGCAGTCCATGTGTCCTACGATACCATCAACTACAACTTCTTTCTGCTCGTCTGTTACTTTGTGTCCTGCCATGCGTACAAGCATCAACACAATCTCTTCAAGCAAGTGGCCGTACAGGAACTTGATCTGCGTAGCCCCATCAATACCGCCACGACCCTGCGGATCACGCTTCTCGTACCACAACTGACGAGCAGGTTTACCTACGTTAGACATACGAACCGTGAAGTTACTGTCACGTTCTCTGGGTGTGGCCCAAGACATCAGGGCTTCTCGCATCCCTACTAGTGTGTTATCTATATCTTCTTCTGTAAGCGGTAAGGGTGTACCGGACGAAAGCTTTTCAAGGTGCGTATAGATGTCGGGTACTAAAGTATCAAGTTTCATGCTGAACATCCTTTATATTTTTAATTATATTTTTTATAGTCTTTAAGTCTGACTTGAACCACTCGTTAGCGTGTTTGATTTTAATTTCTTTTAACTTGGCGTGTACTAGCTTCTCAGCTTCTCGTCTATCATTAAAGTATTTAGAATAGGATACCTTGTAATCTCTAAAAGGTGAAGAGGTTTGATAAGCTTTACATCTATCAGTTGCATCAACAGCCATGCCAACTTTATACCATTCAACCCACGCAGGATTAGAGATAACGTAGACATGTCCATCTTGTATACTGTTGTACTCTGCTTTGTGTCTACGTCCCAACAGCTTAGCTAAAAGTTTAGGGCTTGGTTGTTTACCTTCTTTATACTTTTTCTTAACTATATTTTCTGTTCTTCTTATGTCATAACAATCAATACACTTGTAGTGCTTTTTACTTACAAAAGAAAACCACCAGTTGACAGGCGTTTCCAGTACTATCCCACACTCTATACAATTTTTAATGTGTTTCACTCCAGTTCTCCCCAACTTTGTAAGCCCCATCTAAAGGACAATTTAAATTAAACATGCACCCTGCTTCCTTGAGAGCTTGTACTCCTGCTTTGCCAACGGCTACTGCATCATCAACGTAACATTCAATCTGCCATTCGTCATGTACATTAGCTACAAACTTAGCATCCCAACCATGCCTAGTTATCTTTTCGTTTAAGATAATTAAAGCTTTCTTCATTACAATTGCTCCTGCTCCTTGCAACAAGGTATTCAAGGCGGCGTGTTCTGAACGCACTGTAAGCTTTCGTCCGTCTAACGCTTTAATGAATCCGCTTTTAGCTTCTCTTTGTACTCTGTCTGTAAGCTTTTTAAATGCAGGGAGATTATCAAAGAAGCGTTGTCTAAGTCCTTTCCCAGACGATCTACCTCGTCCAACCACTGACCCAAGCTTTGCATCTCCTGCTCCGTACAAAAGCGCATAGATGAAAGTCTTTGCCTTATCTCTTGATTCAAGTTCAGCAAGCCCTTGATTAGTGGTGTGTATGTCTCCGTTAAGTATTTCATTAGTATAATCCTTATCGTTTAAATAATGTGCTAACATCCTGAGTTCAAGCTGAGCGGCATCAATACCTACAAGCCTGTGGTTCTCTGGCACTGTCCAACAAGACCGACAGTCCTCACCAAACGGCGATGTACTGCTTGGAATCTGAGCCATGTTAGGATGAGAATGAGTCATGCGAGATGTCACCGCACCGTTAGGATTAACATACCCATGCACTCTACCTGTCTCCATGTTAAGTTCTTTGATCCAACTTTTAGTCTGAGCTAAACGCTTCTGTAACATAAGATACTTAGCAATCATTGCGGCTTGTGGAATACCCTTAACTTTATTTAAAGTTGACTCATCTACAATAGGCTGACCTGTAGGTGTATGCTTCTGAGGCTTCCAACCAAAACGAATTAGGTACTCACCGATTTGTTTACGTGAGCCTAAGTTAAACGGCGTTTCAGTTCTACGTGCAATCGGCTTTCCTTCTATGTCTAAAGATAATCTTTCATACTCATCTTCGGTAAGCCTTGTACCGTTACCGTGTTGGTCGGTTGCTGTCTTAGCTACTGCGCCTGTCGCTGTGTACTTGGGTGATAGTATTTGGGTGTTAACTACAGGCCGGAACTCTTCCTGAACCTCTTGTTCTAAGTCATGTAGTTTAGTTTCAAACAT